CCTCAGCAGGATTGTCGAGTTCAAGGATTTTCTTGGCGCGGCGGATGACCTCATCAAAATCAAGAGTGGCCTGCCGGATCTCGGTTACAACTTTGGCTTCTGCGGATTGAACGATCTTCTTAGTGTCTTCTGAAAATCGTTTCCGATCTGGATCCTCCCGGTCTGCCAACCAGATGAGGGTGCCTAGGCCAACACCATTGCCTTTGAAGGAATACCAGACCTCTTCGCAGGGATTGGAGTCTTCCCATTCAGAGGCGTAATCAGGATCTTCACAGGACCAGGAAGCCCAAAGGTGAAGGCCCATATCGGTGGGCAGAGCGGAATGGATTGCCATCCCGATCTTTACCCAATGATCACGAGTGCCCTTTCCTTGGGGCGAGATCACTGAAAGGCATTCAAAGATGATCTGCTGGATCTCGTCTTGAGTGCGATCAGTGAAGTCCAACTCTTTTTTATTGATGGTGCGGGGAGGTTGTTTCATCTCCGCCAGCAACCAGTCTGGAGCTGTAGGAATGTTGCCGAGGTCGCCTTCAAGGAGGTATTGACCCGGCTTAGATACCTTGCCACCTGGGTAGGCGCCAAAAACAACGCCTTGGCGTCCCCAGAGGATCTCGTAGTCTCCACCGTCTTCCTTACGGAGTCCATGACCCTTTACGTCGGCCCACAGTTCTTCAGGGACACGGAAGAGGTACTTGGCTGCGTTGGCCTTGGTGGAAGTAATTATTGGAGCGCCATCAAGCGAGGAGCCCCAAGCCTGAAGGTACTTCGAGAGATTCCGGTCAACATCAAGGATGACGATGCCATTGCCACGGATGCCAGTGAAAACACCAACAGCTTTGAGGTCAGAGTTACGTTGGACCGCGAGAGCTACATCGGCAGGTCCGAACTTTTGTTCATAACTAGCCTCTAAAGGATTTTTGCCAGTAGCAGGCTTGCCAGACACCATGCGAGTGCCTTTTGCATATATTGGTGCGTAAACCAAGCCCTCTGGAAGTGCCTTGACGAACTGATCGAAGTTCATGTAAGATTTGATCGGAATGTTAAACAAACCCGGCTTGCCCCTTGATCTCCAGGGCAGGTCGGGTGTTTTTTTATCCTACCGGAGGTTGACTGAGAGTCAATCCCGGCTTACAGTATCAAGGCGTCCAAATGAGACGCGACAACCCGTACGGCAAATTCTCGTGAAACTTTCCTCAGGATTTCTCGCCACCATCGAGAAAGAAAACGAAGGTTCATCTTCAGCAGATAATTATCTGCGATACACGAAGCTGGACCAAGGCAAGCCTGCAAACTTCTGCCTGCTTGAGCAAGACCCGCTTGAGTATTGGCTGGTTTGGGGCGTAGCCAAAGAAAACGATTCAATGAAGCCTTTCCGCTTCCTTGAGCAGCCCTCCCAGGAAGACATCGACCTTGAACTTGGCTCTGACTATGTTCAGTCGATGAATTATGACAAGACTGCTGTCCGCAAGCCGTCTCAATGTCTGACCTGGCCTGTCTACAACTGGGATGTCAGCCGAGTTCAAGTGCTTGAGGTGTCTCACATCTCATTGGCACGTCAGTTTGCTAAGTACGGCTTGAATAAGAAGTACAGCCGTAATCTGTTGGACTGGGACTTCGAGCTGTCAAAGATCAAAGCAGACATGGTGAAGTACGAGCTTCTGATTGTTCCTCGTGATGACGACGAGCATGATGAAGCCGAGATGGAAAAAGCCTGGAAGGCTGCGGAAAAAGCTGGTTTCGATCTGAACCGGATCGTGACTGGTGGTGATCCATTCAGCGAAGGCTGAAAAAAAGGGGGCCTTTCGGCCCCTCTTTCAAAACAATTTTTTGTCCAACAACTGAGGCATCGGTGGAAACTCAGGGGCTTTAAAAACCTTTAGTGGTGTGCCCAGCTGAGTGTAATTCCAGCATTTGATCAAACAGGCAAGGTGTTTTTGCTGAAGCACTGTGGTTCGATTGCCCATCAGATGCCTTTCATACAGAGCCTTTCTAAAGGCATATATCGTGGTGCCTTGGCTCACATCCTCTCCAGTCGAAAGCTTGTCAATGAACTTGTAGACATTTTCCAGGCTTTCATCTTTGTCTTCGAGCATCAGCACCAATGCAAGCAATGCTCCTTTGTTCAAAAAATTGAACTCCTTATGAGCTGATGCCACTCTGGTGGCTGCTTCATCCATGGTTTGCTTGCGAAAAACATAGGTGTCTTTGATTTCCTGATGGGTCGGAAATGCAAGAGCAGTCCAAGTCCTTGAGGGATAGCGGGAGTTCAGGATGAAGATCTTTGTGCCTGTAGAGATTACGTCTGCGTTTGAGACGCCCATGACTTTCAGGGCATCTTTTGCAGACCTGCCAACTCCGCAATCCAGAAGGGTAAAGATGTCTGGATCGCAGTCATAGCTGACGTTCATTGGAACGGTGCAGCCAGACCGTTGAACAGCAAAAAGTCGATGCTGACCGTCTAACACGGTGCCATCAGGAGCGATAGCGATCCCTTGGTGCGTGCGCTTCCATTCACCAGCCAGCATGGCTGCTTCGTATTTTTTGACGACGTTGTTGCGGACTGGTCTGTTTGATGAGTTTTTGACTAAAAGTTGTTTGGCCCACTCGGGGTTCATCATTGCTGTTTCGTCGGTTCGCATGGTTGCAGCTTGGGTTGCAGGATGGGTTTTAGAGCGAGTTCACTCACTCAATAAATTAGCACAAGAGTCTGTATTGGGCTACAGTATGCCTCAACTTGCGGGCTGAGATTTTTTAGGTAAATTAGTCTTGGGAAGGAGCGTCTATGGAAGCACCTGAGACAGTTACAACATTCATGGAGGACGGTTGCGTCTCAGTGACTGTGGGTAATCTGACCGGGGTTGTTTCGAGTGCTCACCTCGTGGAGCCCAAGGAAAATCAGCTCCGTCAAAGGTGGCTGGAAGAAAACGCCATTCATGACGACTGATCCACAAGATGCTTTGGCTTCGCTGCGTCGATGGCAGTTGGAGCAAGACAACTCAGGAAGATTCCGTGTTTACAGGGATCAACATGGGCAGATATATCACTCTGTCACCCATATCCTGAAGAACACCGCCCCTCAATCACAGAAGGATGCTTTGGAGCGCTGGTCACAACGTGCTGGCAGCGGTTTGGAGCGTGACCTTGCTTGTGACCGTGGCACCGTTGCTCACGAGCATTGTGAATATGTTCTCAAGACCGCAGCAAAGTTGGCTCGACAGAGCGCTAACAAGAAGGGTTCATGGAAGGTCTGGGATGATGGACTGGCTCGCCCTCCAAAGGCAGTTACCAACTGGGCACTCAAGAAAGCGGAGGAAGGCTCGCCCAAGGTTCCATGGCCAGCCCGTGAGTACGCCAGAGGTTTATCCGACTGGTTGGTGAGTGGAAGCGTAACGGCCATTCATGCTTCAGAGTTCAGTGTCAGCAGTGATGAAGGTTTTGCTGGAACGGCTGATGCTCTGATCGACACTCCACTGGGTTTGACGATTTGTGATTTCAAAACGACCAGCCGAGAGACTGATAAACCAGAAGCCTGGTTAAAGGATCATCAGGACCAACTGGGCGCTTATAGCTTGGCCTTGCGTGAACGAGCTGGAATCCGTGTGAGTGCTGGAGCGGTAGTTATTGCGAAGCCAAACGGCAATGTCCAGCTGAGAATGCTGTCGGAGTTGGAGATGAGAGGATGCGAGGCTCGATGGACGGAGCGGAACAACTTGTATAAGGAGATGTTGTTGAGCGGAGAGGTTATGTAGTGGAGGAAGCGTTAGAGCTTATATATCGCGGTCAATGCAATGTGGCGGTAAAGGCAAAAGAAATAGGCGTCTCAACTGAAGAGCTGAAACGCCTGTTCCGGGTTTATGCGATGCAGCGTCCTATGGACGATGATGTTTGGCGCGGAGACGTGGAGCTAGGTTGGCCCTGGGTTTAACGGCTAAATAGTTTTTTGATTTTCATACATGTTTTAATCCAGGTTTTCAATGATTCAACTGCCCAAAGCCAGCTGACTAGGCTTCGTTTGTACTCAGCTGCGTTGATCTCTACAATGTCGTCATCTTCGTAGTCGGAGCAGTTTTGCTGCATCAACTTTAGGAGTTGAATCTGATTGTCTATATTGGCTAAAAGTTGTTTATCGGGCGGCAAGCTGTTGAAAATTTCTTGAGGCGAGTTTGGGATGGAGTCAGACATTGGTGTTTTGGGGTTCAGGTGAAACGCACTCTTCCATGGCTCTACGTTCGTAGTGCCGCTTTAAGCGCAGGCAATCATTGGCGCGGACGAAGTTACCCCATTGTTCAAACAAGACTGCCCGGGCTGCTTCATACCGGATAGCAGTTGGGAGAAGGTCTGTTGGAACGCGGGTTCCAGCAGCGGAGAACTTGTTGCCGTTGAGTTTGGTGCTCATGATGCGAACGACCAAAGAGGCCGGGGCAGTTGGGCTAAGTATTCGAGAACTTTTTGGAACGTAAGCGAATACGTTTCGCCATAGTCAGCGAAGACTTTGCAATCAGTTTCGCTACGAATCAAGATCGTGTCAGGTTCACCATCACGTTTGTAAGGATCTTCCGTTTGGATCAAGATGAAGGGATCAGTGCCCCATATATCTGACGTAGAGCCAGGTTGTGGTCCAGCAGTCCAGCTAATGATGACTGGATCATGTGAACGCAGCTGCTCTTCAAGATGTTTGAGTGTTGGAGCGTAGGTTTCGACGATGTTCATCAGTATTGAGGCGTTGGGTCAAAGTTGAGTTCGTTTTCAAGCTGAGGGATGATCTCAGATTCGAGAAGATCACGCATCGAGAAGGTCAAGTGTTGATCCATCATGTGGCGCTTGTCTTCACGAGCGATAACACCTTTGAGAATGTCGAGAGCGCGTTGGATCTTGTCGCACTCATATTCTTGTTTGGGTTGGTAGTGATACATCACCATTCGACCTCTTGAATGAGTTGGTTAAGGGTTTTAAGGGATTGAAGGCTGGAGAGTTGGCGTTGACCATCGCTGAGACCCTTCTGCAAGGCTTCTGGGTCGGCAGTACGAACAACCTGCTCCATCTCTTGCTGGACGAGCTTGAAGCAGAACTCAATACGTTCTGCGGGGTTATATCCCAAATGGTTTGAAGCTCTGGACTTCTGCCCACCAAGGATGAGGCAGAGGAGTTGATTGATGGAGCGGTCGCAGTCTTGGCGGGTAATCATTTGTAAGTGGCGGTGAAATCACACGTGGTAGTACGTCCTGTTCTGCGCAGCTCGTCACGTTTTAAAAGCTGCTGCTGTTCCGCAGGAGTCCTGGTGCCCTTCGCTTTTGCTGGGCTAGGAAAAGGGTTTACTGGAGCGTTCATTTGAGGTTGCGGTTACGTTCAGCGGCGTCAGGGATCGAATCGATATATTCGTCCCATTCGGCCTGGCGTTGGCGTTCTTCGATCTCTTCGTCCGACAGGGGCGGCCAGGGCTCCTGATATTCGGACGGCAGAAGATCGTCGATGTCGTCAGTGCGAATAATGGTCATGATGAGGCTCCGGAGAAGTAAGCGATGCAAGCTTCGACTGAATCTTGAACAGCGTCGAGCTGTGCTTGATCGTCGATTTGACTTGCGATGTTTTGAACAAGGTCGTTGGCCTTGGTTCGTTGTTCGTTGTTTGACGCGGTAAGCGCCAAAAGCAGGGCGCCTGCGAGGGCGCCTGCATGGGAATGGGGCTGGAAATCGGGAGTCATAGGGTTGATTGGAACGGTGTGAGACAAACGTCTCAGAACTTTTGAGACAGGCCACCCATGCGGGCAAGCCTTTCGTATTCACGGACAAGACGGGCATAATCCTGAACGTTGCCATCGGTGTAAGCGTCGATCAGGAGTTGCCTCGTCATCCGCATCAAAGCGTCCCGGTCCTCAAAGCTGATCATTGGAACGGGAGTTGCTTCAATGGTGTGGTCTTCGTCTTCACGCGATATATCGGCCTCATCGACATCGCGATAAGCGGTGGCGCGAGACAAGCTGTATCGGCGTTGAAGCGTTGCAGCCACGTCGGCTTTTTGAAGACCCATGTCCAGGAGCTTTTTGGCGTGCTCCTGGTGGGCCTTTCTGACTTCATCGGTCCGCTTCATGCCTCTACGCTGTCCACCTTGCGGATGTGATCGGTCAGGATCTGCAAGAAGCGCTCTTGAGTGGAGCGGTCACAGCAGGGCAGCAGGTTTGCCACTGCATCATTGATGGCTTCTGTTCCGGCGTAGATCGAAACAATCTGGTCGGATGAATCGGTGGCAACGATCGAACCATGTTGGAGGTTGATGGAACGGTTGTCGCCCATCTGAAAATGGGTCGTTTGGGTTTGTTTCATTGGTAGTTTGATGATGGAGCGGAGCAAGGCTAGCCCTTGACTCTCGTCTTACAATACAGACGATTCAGACAAACTGCAAGCATGAACCCACCCAAGCCCACTAAAACCATCCATTTCTGTCCAGACGAGTGGGCCTTGCTTCTGGAGGCGCTTCATATCTATAAAGACACCAATGATGGGCGAAAGGTAGCGGGCAGACTCAACTGGGTTCGAGCCAAACTTGAAGACTGCCGATCTGAAGAATGCCTCATCCGGCTCAGCGCATAAAAAAACCCGCTCATCGGCGGGTTTGGCGTTAATTGTGACTGGAGCGGTCCCGGCTCATGCCGGTCCGTTTTTCCAGTTTTGAAGCGGCGAGCTTTTCAGCCTGTTGCAGCATCCAGCTGTCAGCGTCCATACGAAAGGACACCGACTGGCTGCCGGTCCACTGGTCAGGTTCACTCCAGGTTTTGCCTTGGAAGAACCAATCACCTTTCTTTTGGAAGATCCCAAAACCACTGCTAAAACATCCCAGAAGGACGTTTAACCGTGATTTTGTGGTGTTGGTACGCCAGCCGCAGTCACTAATCCAAATGTGTTGACAGTCAGGGCGAAACGCAAAAATCTCGTTCCCGTGTAACCGGACGGAGATAATGCGTTCATATCCCAGCTGGCCACTTATTGAGTGGTGCGACTGTGAAACTTCCATGTTTCCCGACTGCCAATAACAGCCGGAAAACTCAGCCATCCAGAGAAGATCTCGAACGGCTTGGATTGTTTGCGCTTCGATCTTTCGCATTGTTTGTGGTGCGGCAATAAAAAACAAGAAAAAACCCGGCGCTAGGCCGGGCTGCTAATTGGTGCGTCAGAACAGATCCAGAAATAACCGTCCGAATCATGGCCGCAAGCGACTAGAACCACTTGCCACTCACTCATCGGACTATTCCGGATCAGCTCGCAGGCTGCGTCCCTGTGATTTTCCCAGTCTGAACTCCCCTGGTGACAGGTTATGGTCTGCCGCCAGGTGACCTCAGAATCCCGTTTGTGACTTGCCACGATTCTTGAATCCCTGTGAGTAGTGGGACCCAAGAATCGGGTTTTGATGATTGGTCCGCTAATTAGTCTCACGAATCACTCCGCGTCGTAACCGTCGAACCATTCACCATCCCTACGGGTTTCGGGACGTTTGCAGTGCTCTTGAGCCTCTTCAAGAGTCAAACCGCGCTTAATAACGCGGCTGCTCTTGCTTAGGTGTGGTGCGTAGATGCGAACGATTTTGTAAGTCATCAGCGCACCATCCGGACGTAACGCTGAGTACCGCTGTATTGGAGCGGCGACTCTGCTGCGGTCATCACGAAAGCCACCGCCAGAGAACCGGCGGCGACATACGCGGCAAGAAAACTTAAAAACGTCTTCATGATCGATTGAGTAGGTTGATCGTTTGGTCTCGTTGGGAGCGGGCCAGGCAGGCTGCAAAAACTGCAAACCCTGCTCGACACCTTGCGACAGCAGCCCGGAAGCTGTGACGATTGGTGCGGTTTGCTCCCTATGCAGTTTTCAAGGTGCGAAAAGAGCGGGAGCCGGCTGCTCCTTCCTTCTCTTGTCTTACATTGTACAGCATATTGATCCCATCTGACAGTAAGAAATGTAAAG